CAGGTTGATCCAACTCGGTGCCTTATCCCCGTGAGGGGCCTTCTCTATCCCTCGTAAGAGCCGAGATCGCACACGCTCACATAAGAAGTATAGGAGCGGGTGGATATGCGATCCTCCGGATATGGTAGTACGAAACTTATCCCACATACGGATGCCATCCCTGAAGCCGCAACCTCCAAGTTCATGGGGGGCGGTTAACAAGTAGTCCAAGAAACGCGTGTACCGCGGCCAGAAACTACGAATAATCCGCTTAAGGGGTGCTAACTTTAGACCCCATCGGCTGCGATCATGCAGTTCCCAGAGTAAAGGTATTGCCAACCTCCAGTCGCGTATGGAGGCTCTAAGCTGATTCGGCTTGAGCTCATAGAGCGGCTGGCCTTTCCACACAGTCACTTTAGCGAATTCCGACACGGGTTCAATCCCCGTCTTTCCTCCGCTTATATGTGATTTCGACATGTTAATCTTCATGCCCAGATCGCGTACTAGTTTAAGGTAGGAATCTGCGACCCTAACGGATCCGATCACGATGTCATCTCCACAGATGGCGTAATCCTCGAACGGTTTCCAAGTTTGTTTAAGACTCGTACACCGCCAAGATGCAAACTGGACCAGCAGGTGATGGCAGACTGCCATCAACGGCCACGAGGCGTAAATCCCCATGGGCTGTCCAACCGACCACTTCAGTTTTCTACTTACTTTGGTTTTGGGGTAGGTTAACTCCCACTCCCGGTTGGTTAACACAGTTTTCACGGATTCGGCTAACGACCTATCAAAGCGTCGTGCCAACAATTCGATCTGCATGTCTACTGGGAAAAGATCCGTGCAGGACGACTGGTCGAACGAGTAAACAGTTCTTCCTTCATCGTGCCAGCGACAGATTTTCGGTATAGCAGACCTCTGGTCAAATGTACAATCGGTTGGTAGACCATCCAAAACATTGAACAGCCACTTCCCTAAGGGTTGACAGGCCTGTTGTGTGTAGAAATCAGGCGCAGCAACCAATCTGACCTTCCCGGACTTCTCGAACTTCAGGAAGACCTTTCCAGGTACCGCCGCCGCATCTTTGCGGCCGGACGGTAATCCCTTCAATAGCTCTTCATCTGAGAATTTGTTGAGAGGAGTCTCACTGCTTTTCCATCCGGGGATGTACTCGGCTAGTTTCGAGCTCATCAACGTAACTTCTTCGAGAAGGTTTG